AAATGCCAAACCCTGTTTCACCTTGGATCAAGAAGCCGTTGGAGACAGCGTTGACGACCTGAAGGGATAAGTATCGACCATCCTGCCCGCCCTTTAGGTAAAAGCCGTAGTTTACACCTGTTGCGTCAATGTATACATTGCTCATCCAGAAGGTTTCTACCTTGCCTTGCGGGTTTTCCACATAGACGACAGAAGAACCGCTAAACGATCCAGAAGCCGTTATGACACAGCCGTTAAATTCAACCCAGCTAGGGACAGTGTTGGCGCTGTTACTAAACGACAAAGGCGAAGAGACTAAATAATTTTTACCCGCCTCAAAGGTCAAGCCATACTTAGAAACAGCGGCGGCAGCAATCGCATTTTGAATAGCCGCAGTGTCATTTGTCACGCCATCACCAACAGCGCCAAACGCTTGAACGTTTAGGTTCAGAGAATATAGCTTAACGCCACCCGCAGTCGTAAGGTGTTGATTTGCGGCTCCAGAGGCGGCTACCTGATAGCTGAAATTCTCTGCACGGGTCTGCAAGATGTCACCAGCGGTAACCGTGTTGATTGACCCAGCGCTGTACGTCAATGACGTATTTGCCAATAGGGAGGCAACATCCTGAACGGACCTAAGACCTTGGGCTTGAAGGGCGTTAATGTCTCCCGCATTACTGTTGAGAATGTTGCGGACAGTGGATAGTTGCTGGCCGTTGTTAAATGTCTGTGCCATTGTCATGCGTTCCAAAAAGTTGAGTCATCCCAAAAGCCATTGTCGTCCCATGGGTTGGGAAAGACATTGTAAAATCCCGCTTGAGGGACTGTTGTGTTGTTGTAAGGTAAACCTGGGTCATCGTCACCAGGAGCGTTCGGGTCAGTGCCAGGAAAGTTGTTAAGGCTGCCATTGGCAAAACCTGTCTGCTGGGTGACACGCGGGTCATTATTTTCGGTAATGCGGATGTCGCCTTCTGGTACCATCAAGCCCGTTTTTAGGTTCACGGTCGCAGGCAGGCTTGTCTGACGGTAATTTGTCTCAGCGCGCTCAAATTGCTCTGGGCGTGGGTTCAGGATCGGCACGGGGTCTGCGGGCAGCACAATTGCGCGAAGTTGCTGCTGCGGGTTATCCGTGCAGTGATCACATACCAAAATGCGCTTGTTGATAATAGAAGCACCAGCCCAGTCATACTGCCACGACAGGCTTGAATGGTTGTATCGGCCACCGCAGCGATCACAAATAGCGTGCGCCTGCGGGTTTGTCCGCGACGTTCTCGCCTTACCTGATCTCGATGCGTATCCCATTACCTAAAATAACCCCCCACCATTGGTGAGATAAACATGCCGACATTTTCTACATCTTGGTTGGATGCGATCATATAGCTTTCGTCAGCTTGACCCTTGAGCGCAGGAGCCATTTGTGGGTTCCAGATGCGTGCAAGGCGGTACGTCAGGCCGTCAGCAAAGCATTCTAGCCATCTGTAGGGAATTTCTACATTTTCGCCATTCTGCAGGTTTGAGTCCTGAACTTGGCGGACGCGGTAATATTTCAGGATTGTGGCTGACGTGCCATCGGGGACAGGCCACAGCGTGATGGTGGGCGAGATCAGGCGGTCATACCAGAATGACGTGGTAAAGCCCTGCTGCTCCTTGTTTGGGTACGAGGCGTATTCCGTGCGGCTGATAGGCATAATGATGCGGTCAATGCCCTGATCTGTGGTGGTGTAGGCGTCTAAGATCATCACCGTGTTTGGCTGAACCGCATACGTTGACTGGCCTTCAATCAAAGGCGTCTCAATCAGGTCAACGGCCCAAAGGTTGACCCCCTGGTTCGACCAGCGGGACAGCATCATGTTTGTCGCCATGCGGGCGGTATCCATATGCTCTTGCAACAATGCCGTTGGGCGAATGCCCAAATTCATATATGAATAAAGCACGATCTCGCCCAAACCTGGGTTGAATGTATATGTTCCGCTGGTCGTCATTTTTTAACACTTCCATGCTTTGAGAGACAGCGCCTTGCGTGTTGGCTTGCCGTTGTCATCTTTCATCGGGCCTTCCATGCCAGACATTCTAGCACAGAAAGACTTCTTCCTTGAAGCGTCTTTTTCAGTCTTTGGGTTTGGCGCTGGCGGCTTCAGGTTCATGCCCTGAGCCTTGGCCGACGCCCGACCCTTTGCATTTAGTCCGCCCTTTGGGTCTTTCCCTTCAGCGCGCTGCCATGCGGGTGTCTTTGCCATTACCTAATACCAGCCTGTACGATGTACGCCGTAACCGTGCCGCTGCCAGACGTGATGTTGATGCACAGCGCATGGTGTGGGACCGTGATCGAGCCATTGGTGGATGCGGTCTTAGCCGAGAATCCAGCGTCAACAGCCCACACAGATGGGGTCACCACTGACGGGTCATCCATCGAAATTTCGATGTTGAAGGTGGCCGTGCCAGTTACAACAGTGACAAGGCCGACGTTGAATGGATTTTGGAAACTGTCAGATGCGATGACCGCGCTCCGCCCAGTGCCAGTTTTTGAAATTGTGACGGGGGTCATCGTATTCTCCTATAAGATTGAGGGGCCGCAAGGCCCCCCTGTTACTTTGCCTTTGCGGCTGCTGCCGACATCAATGGCATACCATACACGCCTTGGCCACCCATGACGGTGCGGCTGCCAGTTGGATTATGCGGGGTGCAATCTTCGGTGACCGAAGGCTTGCCCGCATCGACCGATTTGTCGATGGTCATCGAGGGTTTTTTGTTCCCAACGCGGATGCCGTTTTCCATTATGCAAGATCGTGCGCTTGGATGTAACGGACAGTGATGGTGCCAACGCCCGTGCCTGTGTTTGCAGACAGAACAAAGATGCGCTTGTCGGTGGTGCCAGTGTCGTCCCAGTTGGCGGTGCGTGTTGCGTCAGAACCTGGGTTCAGACCGATAACACCGATGGTGCCGCCAGCAGCGGCAGAGACAAGTTCAGTCGAGGTGGCTGAAGTGCCAACGCTGAACGTGGTTGCGGCACCGCTCCATACGGCAGTCACAACCATCTGCATGTTCAAGATATGGCTGTTTGCTGGCAGGACAATGGTGGTACCAAGAGCGGTTGCAGTGCCAGCTTGCGTGATTGGAACGTGTTGCACCATGACAACCGAACCAACGTTCTTCACGTCTTGGCCGAGGGTGGTGCCAGCGGTGTTCAGAATATTGCCCGCGCGAATTGGGCCAGTGAATGTAGTCTTACCCATGTCGGGTTCCTTTGCACAATAGGCCACTCTGTCTGTGCAAAGTCCGCTGGGCGCGGTCAGGGTGGCAATTAGACCCAGAAAGGGAAAAAGGGGGCCGAAGCCCCCTTAAACTTTGGCTTAGGTTGGGAACGAGCCGAAGATCGAGCGCCAGTTGTAGTATCCAAAAGAATACCGCTCATAGCCTTTTACCAGCAAGTTATCCGTCACGAAATCCACTTGCATGTCGCTTTCAAACTTCACACGCTCCATATACGACAGGCCGTCGATGTTGGTCAGCAAGAACCATGCACCAGTTGAGGTCAGATAGTCGTTGACCATATAACCCTCTGGCAGGCCACCAGCGGTGGACATGATTGCGTTGACATCGTTGTCTGCAGTGCCTGGACGCAGTTCGGTCTTCAACAGACGAATTGCAACTGGCTCCAACTGTGGCGGAACAACCAGCTTGCGGCCACGGGCGAAGACCTTCAGGCCAGCCTGATCGCGGAAGTTGGTACGAATTGCAATCATGCCGTTTAGCAGGGTTGCCTCGTTCAGTTCCACATCGGTCGTGGGTTTGTTTGCAACCGTGCCACCGTCGATTGGGTGTGCGGTCGAAATTAGAGCCACGCCGTCACCGCCGATAGAACTGTTGTAAGTCGTAGCGGTGTTCAGGATGTTTGCGCCGTAGATTTCCTTGGTCTGTTGGAACGATTCCACCAAGCCGAGGTTCGACGGAGCAAATTGTGTTTTGTACAGGTTGTCGTCAATGGCTTTGCGAGTGATCGCGTAGCCCAAGCCGATTTCCGTGTGTTCTTGGTTGTAGATGAAACGCTCACCCGCACCGTTGTCGAAGGACGTTTGACCGCCTTCAGTCTTCAACTGTGCAAAACCTAAGAAACGCATTTCTGCGGTGCGTTCAAGCGCCATCTTGGAGTTGTGCTTCGTAAAGATTTTGTCGTACTGAGATGGGATCATCTCGTACTTGCCTTCAATGCCACGCAAGCCTGGCAGAAGAAGGTCTTTGATTGCTGATAGATTTACAGCCATTTCCTATCTCCTTACATGCCAGCGAAGTTGCGAGGCATCGCGTTGTTAAATCCGACTACGATCTTGTTGTAGCCAGCGGTTGCATCGTTGCCATTGATACCCGACAGTGGCGAAGATTGGCCTGGCAGGTAGTTCTGGATTGCGATGATGCGGAACGGCAGGAACGAGTTTGCACCCGTCACGCCAGCCGAGGACAGCGTAAACTGGTCAGCAAAGAAGTCGGACAATCCCGTAGCGGTAGTGCCGTTTGTTTCGCTCGTTGTGGTGCTGTCATTCCACGCAAAGCCGATGTTCTCGCCAACGTTAGCTTGACCAACAGCGGTTGCGGTGGTGTTTGAGTTGCCAGTTTGCACCGAGAAACGAGCGTTTGGATCGGTGATGACGTATGCTTCAACATCGTTTGCGGTGTCGGAGCCTGGCCAGTAGTTCGACCACACGGTGCGCTTTTGAGCCGTGGACAAATACTTGCAGCCAGCAAACACGCCAGCGACAGGAACGTAGACCGTGACCACAGGGGTCGAGGTTGCCGAGGTTGCAGCGGTAGTGGTGGTGCTTTGGACAACAGCGGTCGTCGAGGTGGACGAGATGACCGTGAAGGCACCGTTCGGGACGCCAGTTGCGTTAGTCACAACAATCGTTGAACCCACTGGGGGCGCGTAGTTTGTTGAGGCAAAGGTTGGGATGTTGGCGGTTGAACTTGCAATCGCGGTGTAGGTAATCGTCATCGCGCCAGTGGCGACGGTGGCAATACCAGTTGCAGACACGGTCAAGGTGACGGGGCTGACGGCCTGCGCGATGTAGCCAGTACCCACGCCAGTAGCGTTGGTAGCCTGCATTACAGGGTCATTGAAGAAAATTGGTGTCGTATTGGTTGACGCAATGGCAGCGCATGTCTGCTCATAGGTCGGAGCCGAACCAGTACCTGAGTACTGGGCAAAGCCGTTTGGCGCAAATGTATTCGCCATGCGGAAATCTCCTTTACAGGAGGTCTATTTCGCGCACCGAGGCGATTTAGGACCAAAGGTTTATTGGGCCTCCCCGCCGAGGGGATGGATGAAAACACCATATATCTATTTTTGATATAAGTAAAGGGGGCGACATAAGCCGCCCCATTCAAATATTATCACTCTGGAATGGGCATGGCTTCATACCCCTTCTTGATCTTCGTCATCTCGTTGCCCTTGTTGGAGCGTTCAAACTCACCTGGCTTGGTGGCTGAAAGTTGCTCTTCCTTGGCGCGGACCTGAAGGCGTGCGCGGCGGTTCTCAATGGCGCGTGCCTCTTCCGTGATCACCAGTGGGCGCTCCATCAGGACCATGCCTTTGCGAAGGATCATGCCACCCGTGTAGCCCAGTGGCATCATCTCAGGGTGTCGGGACGCTGGCACGA